TAGATTCAACAACTTGCTTAACAATATCATCCAGTGTATTTGGTATAACTGGCGTTAAATGATGATTAGTTGTTACTCTATGAATTCTTTCATCTTTTGGAGAATCAAATTCTAATACATCATATATCATTGTATCCCATTTAGCTTGTTCTGCAGCTGCATCTCTATGGTAACCAGATAATCCAATAAATCTATTTTTATTATTTGGATCAACTTTTACTGTAGGTGGCGAACAAGTATTAATAAATCCATTAACAAGAAATGAATCTCTTAATTCTGGAATTCTTTCTACTACCACTTTAAGTAATCTTGGATTTTTATCTTTTGGATAAGTAACATCCACGCCTCTTTTTAAAACTACTCTTTTAATGTGGCTAACTCCTTTTGGATATTTTGGAGGACACATTTCTAAAGATTTTTGCACATCAAATAGTGCTTTCATATAATTCTCCTTAATTAAATTAGAACATCTAAAATAATACTACCAGATACTAATTCTACTGAATTAATATCCTTACTACTATCTACCAACTTGAACAAGATATTTTTCTTTTGTTTCTTCCCAAGTGAGGTAAATTAAGTCATCATAGAATAAGGATTCTTTAGATACCTTATCTTTCTTCTTGAGCATTGATATTCTACCTTTAGCATATTTGGTTTTCCAAATATCAGTAAGTGCTTTAGTGGAAGTATCAAATGATTTAACCAACTGGTCGTCAATAATTTCTTTTCTTAAATATTCGTTTGTGTTGTTATAGAGTGGTGCAAAGTAAATACCACGTTGATGCTCTGTTCTAATAAGTTGCTTAGGTATACCAAGTTTTGGATAAGCAAAGTTTAATGAACGGTTCTTATGGTCACGCTTAAGTGGAAGACCTTGAGTATTTTTGGCATCCCACCATTCAAAGTATTTGCGTGGATAATTCTCTTTAATCCAATCATATATCATCTTTGAGGTTGTGCGTTTAGGTTCAAAGGCAACAGAACCAGATGAGAATCCCATAGCGTTCCAATGTTCTAGACCATCATATTGAGATAGACCGCCTGCTTTAGATTTACCATATAGTGATGTTGTGGTAACTGCCACAAGTGTATCACCATATCTTTCTTTCCAATCTTTTTGGACTCTATCATCTAAACATAATAAAGCAAGCAATTTACCACCCATGTAATTATATCCAAGTGGTTGTAGTGGAACAATTGTTGAACCAATTGCTGTATGATTAATCATACCTTGTTGTGTTTTAACATCTCTAGACCAACCAATCGCTATATCTCTTGGTGTCAAATCAAGAAAGTCTGATGAGATACAAATCACACCAAGATATTTGCCTGTAGGTTCATCTTTTACTGTATAGAATAGATTTCTGCCAATGTTAGAATTGTTTTTCATTGTTGATGAGAATGTTCTGATAGCATTCCATCTTTCTGCCAAATCACCGTTAGATAATTCTAATATAGGTTGTAGCTTTTCATAGTCATCTGGATTCTCTGGCATCCAAAAGTTCTTTTTAACATCTTTAATAATCTTTTCTTGCTCTGGATTAACCATTTGAAGTTCTTCACCAAATAGTGTAGATACCATTTGAGTTGGATATCTCTCTTTAACTTCACACCATTTTTGATAGAGTGTGTATTCTTTCACATCCATTTGTGACGCATAGGTCAAATCTTCAATCAACTTCTCTTTAAGAATTGATGTGTCTATGTGTTGAAATGTTGATGGAGGATTGGCTTCTTGCCATTCTGACCATTGTTTTTCTACAAACTCTATCGGTGTTGCCATTAAAATAATCCTACCTTTTTCGCTAACTTCATTCGTTTTTGCATACCAATTTTTAATGCTAAAGGTTTACATTTAGAAGTATACACTATTCCATTCATATGGTCAAGCTCATGTTGAAAACATCTTGCAGATATACCATTAAATGTTGCCGTCTTCTTTTCACCCACAAAGTCTTGGTATTCAACCTCAATCATTTCTGGTCGTGTAATTCTTAATGCCAAGAAAGGGAAAGATAAACAGCCTTCAACCATATGTGCTTCGCCTGTAGCTTTAGTAATTTTTGGATTAAAAAATGCTACATATTCATCACCAGCACCCATAACAAAAACTCTATATGCAAAACCACATTGATTAGCTGATAAACCAATACCGTGATTCGCTTTACAAGTTTCCACTAATGTTGAAGCAAACTTATTTGGATCAACTGGAGGATTCGTAAAATCAAACTCTGGTAATACTTGTGAAAGTATTGGATGCGTTTCAGGAACTAATTGAAACGTCTCTGGCGGAGGTTTTGGTGCCTCTATTGGTTTTACCAAATCTTCCGTATTAAACTTAATTATTTCATCACTCATTTTGCCACCTGACTAAAATTATTAACTTTTTCAAATTTAACAACAGACCTAAACTTATCAAACAATTGGTCACCCTTATGAGAGATAACAAATACATTTGTGTCTGTTCCCATTTCATGTATTAGCTTCAGAAATTCTTCTGTGCCAATACCATCTAAAGAAGAATCAAACACTTCATCTAGTATGAGTAGATTAGTATTTGTAGAGTTCTTTAGTTTAGCAATCTGACGCCATGTAAACAATAGCGCCAAATCAATTCTCATCTTTTCACCTTCTGAAAAATTAGAATAACTAAATTCATCACGGTGTCGAGATTTAATTGTTTCTTCAAAATTCTCATTGATATTGAAGTTTACAAAGAAGTCCATTGCAGCCAAATATTTGTTAATCAATTTATTCATGATAGGTAAATATTGGCGAATAATCTTTGTTTTAATACCAGAATCTTTTAATAATGCCGAAGCAAATTCAAGATATTGTTTTTCAACAGACAGCTCTTCTTGTTTCTTAATTAATTCAGCAAGAGATTCTTTTAATTCTTTTAACTTGGTATTTTCTTCTTCAAGATTATCTTTACGAGAATTTAAATCACTTATTTCTGTTTGTAATTTACTAATATATGTTTGAACAGCAGATATTGTAGAGTTGTGTTTAACAATCTCATTATTGTGTTCTTGAATATGTTTAATTATTCCTTGGATTTCAATAATTCTTCTATTAGCTGATTCAATTTGGGATGCGAGTCCTTGGAGTCCTGTTGTGATTTCACCAAGTTTTGTCCGTCTAGTATCAACTTGGTTTGTTCTAAAAGACTCCTCGATATTCTGTTTACAGGTGGGGCAGTTGTCGTTTTCTTCATAGAATGTTATATCCTTTTCAATTTTCTTAACATTAGATTCTAGTTTAGCTTCTAATTGAAGAAGTTTTCTAGATTTATTTTCAATGCTAAGTTTGTCATTAATTTTACTTTGTAGTGAATCAATATGCTTTTGAATCAAAGCAATATCATTAAATAATTGTTCAACTTGTTGCTCTGATGTTTCTATTTCCTTTTGCTTCTTTTCTATTTCAGAATCATTTTGTTTTCTATGTTCTTCAATATTATGTTTTTGGAGATTAATCTTTTCAGATGTCAAGTCCATATCATATTTGTTTTTAGTGTAGCCATCTTTAATAGCTGACATCTTTTCTTTAACAACAGAATTCATTGTTGAGAAAATTTGAATATCAAGTAAGTCTTCAATAATTGCTCGTCTATCACCAGGTGATAATTGCATAAACGGAACAAATGAAGCAGAACCTAATATAACCACTTGTGTAAATGATTTATAATTAAGTTTGAGTATTTGCTTTTCTAATTGTTCTTGGTAATCAACAGATTTGGCATCTTGGTCAACTAATTTCCCGTTGAGATAGATTTCAAATGTGTTTGGCTTAATACCTCGAATAACTTTATATTGTTTCTGGCCAATAGAAAATTCAACTTCAACAACACCTTCTGCTTGATTAATAGAATTAAGCAAAGACGGCTTACTAATTTTACGAAATGGTTTACCAAATAAACCAAAACACAATGCATCAAGTATGGTTGATTTACCTGCACCATTACGACCAATGATAAGTGTGTTAGTTGATTTTACTAAACTGATTTCAGTAAAAGCATTACCTGTGGAAAGAATATTTTTCCACCGAAGTTTTTGAAATATAATCATTCGTTCTCTAAATTGATTGCTTCAACATAAAGCTGACGCATCACAGTTTTAAGTTTATTGTTGTCAATATTATCTTCTTTAATGCCATCCACAAATTTTTCAATAATTGTCATTGTGTCTTCAGCCTGGTCCACCATATCATTTTCCACGCCTTCTGTCAAGTCTGTAAAATCTTCAGCTATAGTAACATCAGCAGGATTAACGGCATATAGATTCGACATAAACTTATCGAATAGATATGGATTAGTCTTATTGATAACAACCACTTTAACATATGTGTTAGCATACTTACTTAAATCCATACCATTAATTTCTGTGATTGAATTCTCTTTATCATTATATGGTAATTTATGGAACATTGTATTTGGATTAGGAATAAATTCGAGTTCTAATGTTTTCGTGTCAAATAAATGGAAACCACGAGTGTCATCATAGTCACCCCATGTTAATTCGTATGGATTACCAAGATAGTAAATATTATCTTGATGATGCCTGTGATGATAATGACCAGAGAATACCATATCAAATCGTTTGAATATATTTCTATCTAAACCTTCTTGACTTGGAAAACCTCGTTGCATAGCAAACCCAGCAATCTCAAAATGTCCCATACAAACAATAGCATCAGATTCTTGAATATGTTGCATAGCTTGAGCATAATTATCTGGTGCTATCCATGGTATCATGCAGATTGCAGTTTCATCAAGATATATGTCAGTTGGTGTATCAAGAATTTCAATGTTGTTATATTCTGCTAATAATAAATCGACAGAATTTACATCATTAGTGTTCTTAAAATATGTATCGTGATTACCAGCAATCATATGAATTTTGATACCTTCAGATTCAAGAATATCAAAAAACATTTCTTTTGTTCGTTTGAGTGTATGGAAGTTTACATACTTTCGTCTATCAAAAGTATCTCCAAGGATAAGGACCGTTTTGATGCCTTCAGCTTTTAATTTTGGAAAAAATGTATCACGATAAAACTTTTCGTAAAAATCCAAAAACTGAGGCGAATCGTTCCTAGCACCAAAGTGCTGGTCTGTAATAATTGCTACTTTCATTTATTTAATTTCTCAAGTCTGCTTAATTCAGCTTCATAAGCTCTTTTTCTCAATGCTGTGCTACTATATGGATGCTCTCTTAAATGATAGTATAATTCTATACCGTTATCGAGGCACCATTGCTTTCCTGTAAAATCTTTATTTTTGTATTCGTCACCTAAAAATCTAATATCAATTTTTTGTGTTTGGATAAGATTAAGTAGGTCTTGTTCAGTTGAATATACCAATACCTCATCAACGTACCTGCAAGATGATACTTGAACAAATCTTTCATAAATTGATTGTATTGGTTTATTTTTTGTTTCTGGCCTATCAATGGTAGGATCTGTTTGTATTGCTACAATAAGATAGTCACAATGGTGCTTTTCCATTTTCAACATAGTGACGTGACCTGCATGAAACAAGTCAAAGGTACTACAATTAAAACCAATTTTCATAAAAACTCCAATTCAATTTATTACATTATATCATTATTATACAAATAGTTCAAGCGCTCATTGTTCATTTCTGCCATAACTCTTTCATATAATTTCATAACACGTTTCTTATATTCAAATCCTAATAGTCCTGCTTTCTCACCTTTGTCGTGTGGTGCAATTCTATTTTGGCTTGTATATTGTTCTTCGGTCAAATCAATAATCTTATCATTCAAATCTTTAACCCACCAATGCCAAATACCTTCATCATCTAAACCACGATATAAATGCATAGCTTTGGATCCAAAGATTTTATATAAACAAGCAGATGCTGTATGACAATGACCAAACATAGGATTGGATATGTTTCGTGCTTGCCATTTTTTAGGTATCAAATCAATCGTTAAATTATTTTTAATTATATTTGATATCTTTTCCAAATTTTCTTCATTATACTGCATCATCTAAAAACTTTTCAATACCTTTTGGTTTTTTTAATTCTTTTTTCTTACGTTTACTTTCTTCAAAGTTTTCAATAAATTCAGACAGATTATCATACATTTCAAATTGTTTTGTGGTGCCGTCTTCAAGTTCCATTAATTCAAATTCATCCAATATACCAAATTGTTCTGTAGCTTTATACTTAACATATTGTTGTTTTTTTTCTTTTTGTATTCTTCGCAAAAAAGCG